AATTCATGATGCTGAAAAGTTTTCTATGGCTTGTATGGATCAAATATCTAGACCTATGCTTCCTATTGGAAAGATTATATGGAGAAAACAATTAGTTAAATTATTTGCTAATGTACAAGAAGTCAAAGCACCTGATTCATCTAAAATTGATGTTCAATTAAAAGATCTGTTAACTGATTTTATAAGTAAATCTTCAGGTAAAGAAATACAAGATGTTTTAAGAGGTTTACCATTTTCCGATCCTACGGATAAAAAGACATATTTTAAATTTAAAGATTTTTGGAAATATTTACAAAGAACTAAATCTTGGCCAGATAAAACTTATCCAAGACAAAAAACATTAAGGTTATTAGATCAGTTATTTGAAGCAAAAGAAGAAGTAGTTAAAATAGAAAACATAGCTCATAGAGTATTAAAAATGGAAACTATTAAGTTAGATAAACCTAATATTAGACAAACAAAATTAAAGAAAGCTTCATTTGAATGAGAACTATTATTCCAGGTCCTCCAGGAACAGGTAAGACCCATCACTTAATTAATCATTATTTAAAGAAAGAAGTAGAAGAATATAAAACTCCTACTAATAAAATTGCCTATATTGCTTTTAGTAATGCAGCAACAAATGAAGCATTAAAAAGAATAGGTAATTTATTTTCAGACAAAAATGTCAGGAAAGATTTTCCAAATGTAAGAACTATGCATACAATGGGAACAAGAGAACTTAAAATAAATACCAATGAAAGATTGTTAAAAGGATCTAAATGGAAAGCATTTAAAAATTTTTCAAAGATATGCACTGATATTTCTTTTGAGGAAGGTAAGTATGAAAATGGTATGCCTGCCTATCAAGGCAAAGAAATGAAGATTATAGAATATTCAAGATCAAAAAAAATATCATTATTACAATCAGCTATAGAATTAGACTATCATCATTTTGTAAATATAAGTTTTATAGAACAAGTTTATGCCGATTTAGAATCATATAAAGAACAAACAGGAATGATTGAATATTCCGATATGATTAAACAGTTTGTTAAGAAAGATAAATGTCCTCCCCTTGACGTAGTCTTTCTTGATGAAGCCCAAGATCTGAGTCCTCTGCAATGGGATATGTTCTTCTACATTGAATCAAAATGTAAAAGATCTTACATTGCAGGGGATGATGATCAAACGATATATTCGTTTCAAGGTGCTGATGCAGATATCTTTATAAATTTAGAAGGAACATTAGATCCAAGAACACAATCAAGAAGAGTTCCAAGATCTGTTCTTAAAAAAGCATTAACTATTTTACCACATTTAAGTAAGAGAAGAGAAAAAACTTGGTTACCTAGAGATGCTGAAGGTAATGTATATGAAAATTGTTTATTAGATAATATTGATTTTACTAAAGGTAATTGGATGATCTTAACGATAACTAATGAAATGATGCGTCCAGTTGTGGAACATTTAAATTATTTAAACATAAGATTTGACTGTAAATTCAATGACTTATTGCCTAATTCATTATTACGAGCTTATCGTGTTTGGACAAGATTAAATCAAGGAGCAACTGTTAGTGGAGAAGAAGCTTTAAGTGTTTATGAATATTTATCTTATGAAATGAAACATACTAAATGGGGTTTCACAACAGGCAAGTCTTTAGAAGCTGTTAATAGTGTGGACTTAGATGAACTAATGTTAAATCATGGTTTATTAATAAACGGAAGTTGGGAACAATTAAATATAAAAGAAGAATCAAAATTATATATTAAAAAATTATTAGATTTAGGTGAAGATTTATTTAAAGACTCTAGAATTAAAATATCTACAATGCACGGTGTTAAAGGTGAACAATGCGATAATGTAGTTGTATTCACTGATATAACAAGAAAAATCTATGAGGAGGCATTAAAGAATGCAGATCCTTTACATAGAACGTTTTTTGTAGGTCTAACCAGAACAAAGGAGAATCTATATATTATGCAACCAACTGAAGAGTATTATTATACAATAGGAGATCCAATACTATGACAAACAAATCTTTTTTTAAACAAGTGGGTGGAGCTCATTATAAAAAAATGAAAATACAACCTTCTAAATTTATAAATGAGAACAATTTACCGTTTGCGGAAGGCAACGCAATAAAGTATATATGTAGACATAAACTTAAAGGTAAGAAAGAAGATATACTAAAAGCAATTCATTATTTAGAAATGGTTATTGAAAGAGATTATAATGTTTGAAGTTCAGAAAGAATGGATTTGTCCAGATAACTTCCCAAGTCTTAAAGGCTATAGTCATGTAGCTATTGACTTAGAGACTAAAGATCCTGAGTTAAAAGCAAAAGGATCTGGAGCTGTAAGAGGTCATGGTAATATTGTTGGTATTGCTGTAGCTGTTGATGGTTGGTCAGCTTATTATCCAATAGCACATGAAGGAGGTGGTAATCTAGATAAAGATAAAGTTATGTCTTGGATTAAAGAAGTTTGTGCCGCACCTAATACTAAATTATTTCACAATGCAATGTATGACGTATGCTGGCTTCGAGCGGCGGGCGTCAAAATAAATGGAGAGATAATAGATACTATGGTTATGGCATCTTTAATTGATGAAAATAGATTATGGTATTCATTAAACAGTGTTGCCTTTGATTATTTAGGAGAAACTAAAAATGAAACAGCTTTAAATGAAGCTGCACAATCTTGGGGAATTGATCCAAAATCTGAAATGTATAAATTACCGGCCATGTATGTAGGTTCTTATGCTGAAAAAGACGCAGAATTAACATTAAAATTATTTAAAGTATTAGATCAAGAAATTAATAAACAAAAATTAGCACCAATATTTAAGTTAGAAACACAGCTATTTCCTTGTCTTATTGATATGAAATTTAAAGGTGTAAGAGTCGATATAGAGCGAGCAAACAAACTAAAGCAGCAGCTGTTGTCACAAGAACAAGGCATACTAACAGAAATAAAAAAGCAAGTAGGGATAGAACCACAGATTTGGGCAGCAAGAAGCATATCAACAATTTTTGATAAGCTTGGTTTACATTACGAAAGAACTGAGAAATCATCTGCACCCTCTTTCACTAAAAATTTTTTACAGGAACACAAACACCCTATAGTACAAATGATTGCAAAAGCAAGAGAAATAAACAAAGCTCATACAACTTTCATTGATACAATTTTAAGATTTGAACACAAAGGTCGTATTCATGCTGACATCAATCCTATTAGATCTGATCAAGGTGGAACTGTTACAGGAAGATTTTCTTATTCTAATCCTAATCTACAACAGATACCTGCTCGTAATAAAGATTTAGGACCAATGATTAGATCATTATTTATACCTGAAATTGACCATAAGTGGGGTTGTTTTGATTATTCACAACAGGAACCAAGATTAGTTGTGCATTACGCTGCCGGAACAGAACCTATTTGTTTTGATGAATCTGTTAAATCTATTGTAGAAAGATTTGAAAACAACAACGTAGACTTTCACCAAACAGTTGCTGATATGGCTAAGATATCTAGATCACAAGCTAAAACTATTAATCTTGGTTTGTTTTATGGAATGGGTAAAACTAAACTACAGGCTGAACTTGGTTTATCTACTAAGGGTGAAGCTGAAAATTTATTTAATCAATATCACGATAACGTTCCATTTGTTAAAGAACTTATGAACTTTACTTCTAGAGTTGCTAATGAAAAAGGTGCAATTAAAACTTTATTAGGTAGAAGATGTAGATTTGATAAATGGGAAGTAGATGAATTTAAAATGGGAGTAATGTCTACACCATTAACTAAAGAAGAAGCTACACAAAAATTTATAGAAGGATGGTTGGTAAAATATCCGGAATCCAATATTGAAAAATTAAAATTAAATCCAAAAATTAAAAGATGTTTTACATACAAAGCTATGAATAAATTAATTCAAGGATCTGCTGCTGATATGACAAAGAAAGCAATGTTAGATTTATATAAAGAAGGAATTATACCTCATATACAAATACATGATGAATTAGATATATCTGTTAAAGATGATAAAGAAGCTAAAAAAATTATAGATATTATGGAAAACGCTGTTATACTTAATGTACCTAACAAAGTAGACTATGAATCAGGTGATACTTGGGGTGATATTTATGGTTGATCCTATAATTAATAACTGTTAAAATTAAACATTATGGAAAAATTAAAAACTTTTATAATTGCTGCTTATTTAAAAGCACAATATTATATTATTACATATTTAAATGCTGTTGAAAATGCATCTAAATGGATTGTAGCTACTGTATTAAGAGTAGACTTATTAGATGAACAATCTTCAAGAGTAATTACCACTTCTATATATA